TGCTGCTGGCCGCGCCCTGGACGCCGGTGCTGCTGGCCGCGCCCCGGTCTTCATCATTCGTCGTCCCGGCGCGATCCGCATTGGCGCTCGATCCGTTCTTCCAGTCGACCTGATCGAGTACCCACTTGACCGCAGCACCGATCATGTCGTGCAGGCTGATCTCGGCGGTGATTGTCAGGCGGGCAGCAGCGATCTTGGTGTCCACATTTTCTTGGTGCGCGATCTCGCCCGACGCCTCGACCGACGCGAACCTGCTATCAGCGGGCGGGTAATAGCTGAATACGTCGAGCGGGTGTTCGCAGGCATGCAGGCCGTTGCGGCAAATCTCGATCGGGCCGTCAACGGTGTACGTGCCGCCGATCTCGTACTGCATGCCCCGGCATTTCAGGTCGGCGCCGAAGCCCTTGAAGGCGGTGATTTTCTTATCGGTCATTTCGTGTCCTTTGTCGTTTCAATCCAGTCGCGGCCGTCGTGAAAGTTGCAGTGCCGGACGAACCGGGTGTCGGGCGTGAATTGCTTGCGGCACTCTGGTTCGGGCGCTGGCACTTCGAACGCGCCGACAATGGCGTCGGGCAGCGCCTCGGCCAAGGACAGGATCGCGGCCAGTGCGAGGCATAGGCCGATGCCGCCCAGGGCTTCGGTGATCCAAAAGGCCGCCCCGCCCGTAGACGGGGCGCAATGATCCGCAGCGTCTGATGAAGTCGGAGTGTTGCCGCTGCGGGTCTGGAGGCCCGCCGCTTCCGCGAGAGCCTTGCTGTACCGGTTCAGGCGCGCTTGCCATGCGAGGCGTCGGAAGCGGTTGCTCGGTGAGTGGGTGCTGAGTGTGATCATACCAACTCTCCAATCAGCAGCACCCCGGCCACGACCGCAATCGACCAGCAAACGCAGATCGCGGCGATTAGGTGGGCGCGTGGAATGTAGGTGGCCCGCCCGGCTGCTAGGCCGGCATCACAACTCAGGAGTCCTCGGGCATTCTGCGCGCCCGTCCGCGCGTTGCGGGCCGTGAAAGATGCTGCGCTCCGTGGGAGGGTCGGAGCGCAGCGGCCAGCGTCACCATTGGTTCGCCAGCGGTCGCCGGGGAGGGAGGCCCGGCGAATGGGGAAATTGATAATCACAGCAATACCACCCCGGCAGCGCCGATCAGAATCACTGCAAGGCAGGCCGGAATCAGCCAGCCAGTCCGGCGTTCGGCCCGGCGGGTACGCGCGTCGATGTTGATCATCTCGGCGTAGCCGCAGCGAAACGGAGGCGTCTGCTCCATTTCTTCTGCCGTCCAGTCCGGGCGCTCGTAGTCGAGAGGTTGGGTTTCGTTGTTCATGTCAGCTCCCGTGCTTCGATCAGTGCATCGAGTCTCCGGCGAATCTCCTCGGCCTGCTGTAGCGCGTCGAGCAATACGATGAATTCGACTGCGTTAGCGGCCGCCAGTGCCTCGCGGATGTCGTTCTCGGTGAGGCCCGCACAATCGCGGGCCTTGGTGAGGGATTCGGTTAGGTTGTTCACTGCTGCTCTCCCGTGTGTGTTTTTCAACGTGTTGGGTACATCTTACCGTGACAGGTTGTGCCGTGTCAACACCCCCAGCAAATTATTTTCATGGGCTGGGGCTTGCGCTGGCGTGACAGGTTGGTGTATTCTACCGCCATGAACCATTCACACATCATCGACCAACTAGGCGGCCCAGCGCAACTGGCGCGGGCGATCGGCCAGACACCGCAGGCCGTCAGGCAGTGGAAATCGCGGGGCCGGATACCGTCGCAGCACTGGCCGGCAGTAATCCAGGCGGCGCTGTCAAAGGACGTGCCGGTTACGTACAAACAGCTTGCCGAGAGTCAGGCGGCATGAAGGAACAGGCAATGCAAGGTGTGGGCGAAAACCTGATCGAAGCGCTCCGACGTGAGGCAACTCACGGCGATGCGGATCGGTATGCGCTTCGCCGTCTCGCTGCCCTGCTGGACGAACTGGAAGAGTTGCCCGAAGCACGGGCGCTTATTTGCCGGACGTATCACCGATCCCGTGAAGTTGTCGAGCGGCGGCCGCGACGACACAGAAAGCCCGAGCCGCTCTCAAGAAAGCGAGAGGTGAAAGTGATGAGTGATTATGCAGAAGCAATGGCGAGAGTAAAAAGAGAGCGGCAGACGGAAGAGCAAATCCGGTCCATGGATGCCTGCCATTTGGTCGACTGGATACATGGGCTAGAGGACGCGCTAGAGGACCTGCATGAGGACAAGCGGGATCTTGACGGCGCACTCGAAAGGCTAGTCAGCCTGCACGTCAGAGAGCAGGAGGGGCTATCCAGCGGGATGCCGTCTTCGGACGAATGGCTGTCGGCTGTTGATGACGCTGCGGAGTCTCTGAATAGATCAAGGGGTGAGTCATGATCCGAAACGGCCATAAACAAGCCCTGTTCCCGTACAAGCAGACAATACCCCTCCGTTGGCGCTTACCCCTACCCTGGCCCGAATTCAACCGAGAGGCCCGGCGCTATGCCCGCCAGCTTCGGGATAGGATACCGCCCCGGAGTTTGGGGGAGGTCAATGAATGAGCTGGCACTTTTCGCAGGCGCTGGTGGAGGAATACTGGCCGGAGAAGTGCTTGGGTGGCGATGCATCTGCGCAGTCGAGTGGGAGCCCTACCCCGCAAGCGTACTTATGCAGCGACAGAATGACGGCCTTCTCCCGCCTTTCCCGATTTGGGATGACGTTCGCACCTTTGACGGGCGACCTTGGCGAGGGCGTGTTGATGTCGTTTCTGGAGGCTTTCCCTGCCAGGACATCAGCGCAGCCGGAAAAGGCGCAGGAATCGAAGGCAAGCGATCTGGAATGTGGGTGGAGATGGCACGAATCATCAGTGAAGTACGACCCCGCTACGTCTTCGTGGAGAACTCGCCAATGCTCACTTCTCGGGGGCTTGGTCGAGTTCTCGGAGACCTGGCCGCGCTGGGGTTCGATGCGGAATGGGGAGTGTTGGGAGCAGCCGATGTTGGTGCGCCGCATCAGCGGGACAGAATCTGGATTGTGGCCGACGCCAAGAAGCTGCACTGCAATGGCCGCAACGATAACACCGGAGAGCGTGTGGAACGAGAAGCGGTTTCCGAATCTGGAGACAGTAGTTGGTCAAAGGAACTGGCCGAAACCAACGAGCCGCGACCACAAAGGCTGCGAACAGAACGGCAGGATACGCGACGGCAAGCTGCAAACAGATACGCTGTACCGGGCTGTACACCAACAGAACGGCAGTGGCTCGCTGAACCCGACGTGGATAGAGTGGTTAATGGGCTGGCCGATAGAGTGGACCGCATTAAAGCCATTGGAAACGGCCAAGTACCCCAATGCGCAGCCGAAGCATGGCGAATCCTGCACGGGAGATTGATGGATGAATAGCCTATTCCCCGCCCCGCGAAATGAGTACCCGGAGCGGTTGCGCTGTGGGGTTGATTGTGCATAATGGTAATTGGCCGTAGCAAGCCAGAGGAAAGAAAAATGAGACTTTATCAGACAGCCCACCGCCGGAGCCGATCAAAGACCTCCCTGGTCGCTTTCCTCTGGCAATTGCTACCCGGTGGTGGGCTGCCTCATGGAGTTTCGCCATGACCGACCAAAACCTATTCCGGCCATCCGTAGTCCCCAGCAAAAACGGCGGACTGCTGCTCATATCCTACGACGGCCAGCGCATCCCCATCCCCGACGCAGAGATCGAGCCGCTGATTGAAGATCTGCGAGCCGTGAGGGCAAAGCAGGCGAAGAAGGACTGCATGGTGATTGCGGGGAGGGTGGCGTGAGCGAGTACGTCAAATCGGACTTTCACCCCGACCACGACATCACCGTCACCGAGCACGGCCTGGGCATCGACCTGAACCAGAACGGCAACCTTCTGCACGTCGACCAGGGTCAGTATGAGCGCCTTGCCGAAATCCTGCGCCGGCAGGAAAGGGAGGTGGCCTGATGGCGAGAGCAAGAAACATTAAGCCAGGTTTTTTTGAGAATGAGGATCTAGCTGAACTGCCCATCGCTGCCCGTCTGCTTTTTATCGGGCTTTGGACCCAGGCGGACAGGGAGGGTCGATTGGAGGATCGACCCAAGAGAATCAAGATGCAACTGCTTCCGCTGGATGATGTGGACTCTGATGAACTTCTACAGCAGCTTCATGATGGGGGGTTCATATACAGGTACGGGACAAGCACCAGGCGAGCACGGTGCAAGAACCAATGTCAATATATTCAGATACTTAAGTTTGAAAAGCATCAGTCTCCGCACTGTAAAGAAAAGGCAAGCACCATACCTGCACCAGACATGCCCGGTGCAAGCACCAGACATACCCAGAAAGGGAAGTCTGATGCACCCCCTGATTCTCTGAATCCTGATTCTCAGAATGAGGATATAAAACCTCTTGGTACATCGCAGGGCGATGCACCCAAGGATGACCCCGATGATTACACCCCCGAGTTCGAGGAACTTTGGCAGTCCAGGCCAAGGCGTCAGGGGCCAGACAACAAACGCAAAGCATTCAAAGCGTACCGGGCGAGGCTCAGGGAGGGGTACACCCACGACGAGATTGCACAAGGCGTCAGGGCGTACAAGCAGCACTTGGAGGCCCAGGGCAAACTTGGCACCGAGTTCGTGAAGATGACCGCCACGCTGCTTGGCCCCGACAAGCACTTTGCAGACGACTGGAAGCCGGACAAGCCGCAGGGCGGTGCTACCGACGACCGATTCCGGGGGGCCGTATGAGAATCCGCGCATCCGAAATCGCCGAGCGGCTGGCGACACAAGCCGAGCAAGTGGCCGGTATGCTGTTGCCGGCGGGCAAACGAGCCGGCAAGTTCTGGCAGGCCGGGGATGTTGCCGGCAGCGAGGGTGAGAGCCTCAAGGTCTATCTTGCCGGCCCGAAGGCTGGACGCTGGCAGGACTACGCGACGGGCGAACACGGCGACCTGCTGGATCTTTGGGCGGCGACTCAGAGCAAATCACTCACCGAGGCAATGCACGACGCTGCCGACTGGTTGGGGCTTGCGCCTGACCCGGTACGCCAGCCGGTGAAATCCTACGCCGCACCGAAACCGAGCCTGACTAACCTGAAGTCCGAGCACCTGAACTGGCTCGGAAGCCGGATGCTGGAACAGGAACACATCGATCGCTTCGGCGTGAAGTCCGAGGGCGACTGGATTGCGTTTCCGTACCTCGACTCTGCCGGCAAGGTGTTCGCCGTCAAGTACCGCACTCGCGACAAGAAGATGCGCTCTGCGTCTGATTGCAGGCCCGGTCTATACGGCTGGCAGGCGATGCCGGAAAAGGCGCGGAGCGTGGCGCTGGTTGAGGGCGAGCTGGACGCGATTGCTCTGGCGCACTACGGGATGCCGACACTCAGCGTTCCAAACGGCGGTGGCGGCAAGGGCAAGCAGGACCACTGGATACAGGAGGAATTCGACAACCTCAACCGCTTTGACACGATCTTCCTGTGCCTCGACCAAGACGAGCCAGGGCAGGAGGCGGCGGCGGAAATCATGGAGCGCCTGGGGGCTGACCGATGCCGGATGGTGTCACTGCCGCACAAGGATGCGAACGAGTGTTTGCAGCACGGCGTCACGAAAGAGCAGATGCGCGAGATTTTCCGTAAAGCCAAGTGCATCGACCCGGACGAACTGCGCCGTCCGACCGACTACCTAACCGAGCTCTACGATGAGTTCCACGGCCAGGCCGACGAAGATAGGGGGTTTGGCCCGCCGTTTCCTCAGATTGCTCGCGAGCTCCGTTTCCGCGAAGGCGAGCTGGTGATTGTCGCCGGGCCGAACGGGTCGGGCAAATCACAGTACTGCGGGCACCAGATGCTGGAAGCGATCCGCGACGACTACCGGGTGTGCATTGCCAGCATGGAGTTCAAGCCCCGGCGATACCTAGCGCGACTACTCCGACAGTGCGGGGCTCAACGCGACCCGTCGAAGCCCTACATCAAGCACATCACCGACTGGCTCGATGACCGCCTGTGGGTGTTCGATCTGACCGGTACGGCCAAGACCGACCGGATGCTCGAGGTGTTCCGCTATGCTCGCCGCCGCTACGGGGTGCGGGTGTTCCTGATCGACAACCTTGCCAAGTGTGGCTTTGCCGAGGACGACTACAACGCGCAAAAGCAGTTCGTGGACACGCTCGGAGACTTCGCCAAAGAGCATGACGCGGTGGTGTTCCTGGTGCACCACATGCGCAAAGGGGGCGAGGGCAAGGATGGCATCAAAGGCACCAGCGCGATAACGGACATGGCCGATACCGCGATCACGATTTGGCGCAACCACGACAAAGAAAACGAGATCCGAACAGCCGAGATCGAGAGCCGCGACCCGGACCCGGAAATGGTGAAAAAGCCCGACGCGCTGATCACTTGCGTGAAACAGCGCAACGGCGAATGCGAGCCGAAGAAAGCCGCCTGGTTCGACGTGGATACGTTCCAGTTCCTCTCGGCACCACAAGCAAAGCCGTTTCGGTACTGTCCCGACTTCTCGGTGCGGGCTGTGGCCGGAGGCGCATCATGATCGCCCTTGAGGACATGCGGGTAGGGGGTGGGGCATGAGCGCAATCCTCGACCAACCATTCCACGCCCCAGCCGACACCGACCTGGTGGACCGCCTGGTGTCCGAGCGCAATTACCAGCTACGGCGCTGCGAGGAGTTGGCCGCGTTCATCCACGACGGCTACACGGACGCGACCGGATATTTCTTCCGGGCCAACCGGGACAGATTCGATCGCTTCACTTCGACGCCGGAGCAGATATTCGACATCGAGCACGTCCGGCCCTACATCGACGCAGTTCACTGGCAGAAGGCGCTCGACCAGACCGACGTGTACGAGTGCATGCCGCAGGCCCGCAAGGACGAATGGCGCGAGTCGATCGAGAAGCGCGAAGCGCCGGAATTCAACGAAGAAAATGTCCGTTCGACGATTGGCGACCTGCTGTTGGCGCGCGGCCAGTTCATCGCAGAGAAAGCCGACGGGGTTTTCCGGAGACTGAGCCGAACGCACGTCACGAACGCGCCCGAGGGATTCCGCAAGCGGTTCATCATGGACTATTGCTTCGGCTACGGAAGCGCATCCCTGAGCGCGCCTGGCTATCTTGACGACCTTCGTTCCATCATCGCGAAGTACATGGGCCGCGCAATCCCAGAGGGGCGGCTCGGCAGCGGCAACGTCATGGACTACGCGCGAACCCATCGCCGTGGCGAATGGATCGACCTGGACGGCGGCGCGCTGAAAATCCGCTGCCACCTGAAGGGCACGATGCACATCGAAGTGCATCCGGACATCGCCTGGCGCCTCAACCAGCTCCTGCACAGCCTTTACCCGGCATCGATCCCGAGCCAGTTCCGCGAGCCGCCGAAACGCAAGCCCAAGATCCCGCCGGTTCACGACCGACCGCTCTCGTTCGAGTGCCTGCACGTTCTGCGCATGGGCACGAAGCGCCAAGGTGAGCGCGAATGGTCCACCTACGGAGATCACTACAGCAAGGCCGCGTGGAAAGAAGCCGCGAGGGTACTTGAGCAAATCGGCGGCGTGAAAGATGGCTCCGTCTGGCGCTTCGACTACTGCCCCCATGACGTGTTGCATGAGATCCAGGCCAGCGGCGTAGTGCCCGATCAGGTGGCGCACCAGTTCTACCCGACACCGCCGGAGATCGTGGACGAAATGCTCGCCGAGGCCGCGCCAAGCGCCGGCGCGCGCGTCTTGGAGCCCAGCGCAGGGACGGGTGCCATTGCGGATCGGGTTCGCGAGTACGGGCCATGCCGGCCGGACTGCGTAGAGATTAGCCCGCTGCATTGCAAGATTCTGGAGAGCAAAGACCACGAGGCGATCGAGGCGGACTTCCTGGAGTGGGCCGACGATCAGGACGCCATGCTCGGCGGCTACGACTTCGTGCTGATGAACCCGCCCTACAGCGAGGGACGGGCAATGGCCCACCTTGAGGCAGCGAGGCCGCTCCTGGCCGAAGGCGGCAAGATCGTCGCCCTTCTGCCCGCAACCTACCAAAGCCGCGACCTGCCAGGGCGCTGGGCTCGGACATTCGACCGCTTCCCCGGTACCAGTATCAGCGTCGGGGTTTATGTGGAGGATGTGGAATGAATCGCACAAAAACAAACCCGCCAGGGCGAACCGTAGCGGGCTTGCACCGGATAGGGGGTTCCGGTATAGTCTGGAGTGCGACCAACAGACGGGACAATTCTAACACACCCCCGCCTGAATGTGTCAAATTGACACACCTTGCAGATTCAGCAAGATCCTTGGTCGCCGCCCGAGGCGCGATAGTCTGTGCGTTTGGAATGTGCGGCCCCTCACTCATGCATTCCCTTCGGTCGGCAGAGCCGACTGCCCCTAGAATCACAAGCCGGGGGCTCCGGGTAGCGTCACCAGGCCCCGGACAAACGGACAAACCGCAATTTGACCTAGCGATTGGCCCACGACACGGGCGTCCGATAAGAAACGTGGTGAGGCCCGCAGCGATACCGCCCCGCTGCTCTAGGTGGTCAATGCGGAGGCTTGTGCTATGCCCAGAGCACGGAGATTGAAATGGCGGAAAGAACATTCTGGCGAGTAACCACCCTATCCGGCACCCGCTGCCTGGTTCCGTCCGACAGCCAGACGGCTGAGATCATGGCCGGGTATCGAGAGGGCGAGACGCGCGGCGGCAAGCTGACGATGCCCCGCTCGGTGCAGTTTCATCGTCTGGCCCATGCTATTGGTGGCCTGGTTGCGGATAATGTAGACTCATTCCATGGCATGGACGCACACACGGTCATCAAGCGCCTGCAAGTCGAATCCGGCGTCGGCTGCGATGAAATGGCGATCCTCATCGGAGGCCAGCAGGTGATTCACCGTATCCCGCAATCCCTTAGCTTTAGCGCCATGAGCCAAGACACCTTCAAGCGCGTCATGACCGGAATCTGCGAGCACATCGTTTCCCACTACTGGCCTGACACGTCCGTTGATGAAATTCAGCAGATGGCTGATGAGCATATGAGGGGTTCGGTGTGAGCCTGCGCAAACTAGCCCGCAACCAGCCATGCCAAATCCGCATACCCGGCGTATGCAACGCCAACCCGGAAACAACGTGCCTGTGCCATTATCGCCTTGCCGGATCGTGCGGCGTCGGAATGAAGCCACCGGACGAACAGGCTGCATTCGGCTGTAGCGCCTGCCACGATGAAGTTGACGGTAGGACGTTTAGCGGATGCCACACGAAAACCGAACTGAGGCTGTATCACGCGGAGGGTGTGCTACGGACACAGGAATTGGTTAGGAGGATGCGATGAATTTTGAAACCGCCGACTACCAATGCAGCCTTGCCAACGTCCGGGATAAAATCCAAGACATGCGCGAAGATCTAGGCCTAATCGAGATCATCATCAACGAGACGCAGGCGCTAGAGGCTTGCGCCTTGCGGATGGCGACTGCGATGGAAACGATTGATGAATGCTTGGAGGCGGTGCAATGAGCGAATGGCAGGACATATCGACAGCGCCGAAAGATGGGACCTGGATACAAGCAAGGATACCGGGGCATGGATTCGACAACATAATCTTTTGGATGGGCGGATTGTTGGATTGCGGCAGCAACGAATGCGGGGGATGGGCTTTTGCTACCGAAGACCAAGAACCCCCGGATTGTTGGACCGACGGCATTTGCTGGGCATCGAATGAGGACGGCAATCAATCCATTGAGCCGACCCACTGGAAGCCCCTTACCGGAGCCGCCCGAATGACTGGCGTCACTAAGCGGGTATCGGGCACGTGCAAAACATGCGGGGAGCAGTTTACCTACAAAAAGGGCCGGGGGAGAGATCGCCTATACTGCTCGCAGCGATGCTTACGCGCAACGCAGAAAAAGAGCGGCCATGCTGTTTACGTTTCTAGCGACACGTACAGAAAAATCAAACGGCTCAAAAAGGTGATCGAACAAAACCGCCTGCAGGGGCTTGGGATAGTAACGAATACGGCCATCGTCAAAGAGGCGGTCAAGCTACTATCGAAAAAGGAAGGTGTGGAATGAAAGACGAAAAGAGCATTAACGATCTAGTCGGGCCGTCGTACAAATATCGTGCGGCAATCAACGAAATGCTGAGAAACGTTGAGACGTACTGCGAGGCGGCAAGGATTCAGGCCACCATCAAGCGCGCGTCATACGATGCACTTATTGAGCGCGGCTTCACGGAAGATCAGGCGCTAGAGCTATGCAAGAGTCCGCTGCAATGACCACCCAACCCAACCCCGGAAGCGACGAGGCAATCGAGCAAGGATGTCGCTGCCCTCGCCTAGATAACGCCAAGGGACGCGGCGCGTGGGGCAGTGAGGGAGAGGATGCGGTTTTCTGGATTACGCCGAGTTGCCCGCTTCATGGCGCTGAAATGACGCCAGAGCAAGCCGCTGATGAGTTAACCCGCATGGGGCAGGAGATGGGGGATTACGATTGATGCCACGCAGGGCAGCCAAGATCGACGCCAACCAACCCGAAGTCGTCGCAGAGTTCGAGCGCCACGGCTGCGGGGTTATGTCCCTTGCCGGAGTAGGCCGGGGGTTTCCAGATTTGCTCATATGGTGCGACGGCCACCACTTGGTCGAAGTCAAGAACCGCAAGGGCAAGAACAAGCTGACGGCCGATCAAATCAAGTTTATCGACGGATGGCCCGGCCCAGTCTATGTCGTGCGGGATCGCATCGAGGCAATGGCGCTGGTTCAGGAATGGCGGAAGGATTGGGAGATAGGCGACGAATGGCCGGATCAGTAAACGCAGAGTGCAAAACGTACTGCAAGCGCCTGACCTACGCGCAAGAGGCATGGCTCTTTCAGCAATCGCCCCGCGCATGGGGCTGGCACAAGGCGCTGCTGTATGAGCCCGAGCTATCTGTTCAGGCAGCGATCAAGGAGGCCATGCCGGAGCAGTGCAAGGCGGTAATCAAACAGGCGTATGAGCGGAGGTAAGTGATGGACGATGTGGATCGTGCAGCCAAGCTACAGGCCGACCTAAACCGAAGCGCAGCGGCTCGGAGGAAGCCCGAGAGCGGGCTGGTGGCGGAGGGCTGGTGCCACGCTTGCGGTGATGATCTAGACGGAGCACGGCTATTTTGCGGGCCGGATTGCAGTACGGAATTTGAGCGGCTGGAGCAGCAAAGGAGCAGCCATGGGTGATGCAATCTATGAAGCACGTGCGCGCCGGACAATCATCGAGCGCGTGGTGTCCGGCCTGAGTGAGCATGGGGTAGACGTGAAGGCGTCCGGCGGAGGAAAGCCCGAATACACGCCGGCCGATTACGCAGCCGCGCTGGGAAACATCGAGAGCCCGATGGCCGCCCACTTGTTCTGGGGCGGGTACATGGGTTACAGCAAGGCGCGCACGAATCTGATCGAGCGATTGCATCTATGGGGCTGGCGTCGGTGGGCAGAGCGCGGGCGAACGGCAAAAATCGACGTTCTGCTACACGGCAGGCTTGCGGCCCTCGCCGTCTATGAGCATACCGGAAAGCCGGCAAAGTATGAAGATCGGCTGCGCTCGCTGGAAATTGGCGAGCTTCGATGGCGGGCATTGCGGGATCATTACGACGATCTGCGTAGGTGCCTGCAAGAGGCGGACGATGCCCTATCTCGGCACCTGATAGAGAGGCTTCGCGAGCACCCTTGATAGCCGGGGGTGCGTATGGTACGATTCTGATAGTGTGGCGAAAATTGCCACTACCCTATTCGCCGCCCGGAATTTCCCGACGTTGTGCCAACCATCATCGCGCCGGGCGGCGATCCCAACCCCGGCGATAGCATCGCCGGCCCGACGCTCGACGGATTGGGAGAGCCCGGTCGCCTGAGCGTTTCGCCCCGGACGCGGGGCACTTATTCGTCATGGCAACGACGATATCGACAGCGCGCGATCTGGCGGTGCGATACCAGCGGGACCAGGCAACCCGCGGCGCTGGAACAACCTGGCGAAGCCGCAGCCGACAGCGGCCGATGGGGTGGGAAGCCCTGCCAGTATGCCCGGGCCGGCCTGATCTCCGGCCCGAAGTCTTGAAATGGCGGTTTGACCGCTGACACGAAGCATTGCGGACGCGGGTTCGACTCCCGCCGCATCCACCAAAAGCGACCTGGCCGGACCGCGCCAGCCCTGAATGCCGCTATCAGCGGAATAGGGGCGCAACCCCCGGTGTTAGCCCGGGGCCGATGTTCAGGTCGCTTTTGATGGGTGCGTACTGGTTTCGACGTGGCGTGGAATGCAGCGTGACCGCTCCGGTACGGCCCGGCTGATGATCTTTTGGCAAGGATTATCAGAATCGCCGAAATTGATAGTCGCCAACGACGACACCTACGCTCAGCCCCTCGCGGCCTGAGCCGGGGTCCGCGCACCCTGTCACCAGACGCGCACGCCGCCGGTCTTGCCGGCGGCACCTATTACGCAGCAGCCCGCCTGAGCGCATCGAGGATCTGACCCTGAGTCAGGATCGGCTCGGCGGGCGGCTTGCGCTTGCCGTATTTCCATGCCCGGATTGCGTGGAGCGATACGCCGAGCGCATCTGCGGTCTGCTGGTCCGTGAGCCCAGCTTGGCGCTGGGCTTGTTTGAGTTGGGCGGCGAAGTTCATTCAGCGGCCTCCACGATGATCGGCCGATCCAGACTCACTGAGCCGTGCTCTATTTGACGCCCCGGCTGTAGACGCCAAGCGTTTCCGCCGAGCTTTTCCACGAGTTCGGCAGTGTGGTGCTGGCCCGAGCTTTCACTGTAGGCACGCATTGCCGCGCTGATTGCTAGCTCTGCGCTCTCTGCGGTGGTGGTCAGGAACGGCTTTTGTTCGTTCAGCCTGGTCAGGGTTACGTTAATCACTGGCGTTCTCCTCAGTCGAAATAGGCGTATTGGACGGTGCCGCTGTAGCTGGGGTCGATTCCCCAAGCGCTGAACTGGTCCGGGTTCGGATAGAAATCACGGCCAAGGCCGCGCACGATGCGGCCGGACAGCTCATCGCCGGGCTTGACGCTACCAAACGGCACCAGAACACGACGGGTTTGGTTGGATGCGGCCGGCGCGGACTTCACCGCCTGCGGGGTGTTCTGGCACGCAATCCAGTTTTCCAGTTTTCGGATATCGCTCTTGCTACCGCGACCAACGATATCGTCACCGTCGACGCTGCACGAGTAACCGGTGCCCGGGAATTCATCCCAGAGGCCGGCGGCATTGCTGATTCGGAACTTGGTGAGTGCGCCGTCGCGGCCGGTTGTAGTGAGTTCGATGGTCATGTCGTGCTCCTTGTGTGTGGTGTATCTCGATTTGTTAGGTACAGCGTATCAAATAATGGGTACGGTGTCAACACTTTCCCGAAATAGTTTTTTCAGCCCCAAAAAGGCGGAGGTCTCAATGCTCCGAATCACGCTGATTCTCGCCGCGGCCGCCGTGCTGGCTGGTTGCGTTTCGACCGACACGCGCACCGATACCTGGCTGGCCATGGAGGAAGCCAGGCAGGCCCGCCTCGATGTCGTGGCAAGTTCATGTGAGAGCGACTTGTGCCGCGTGATGGTTGCCCAGGAAGCCGGCAATGGCGTGCAGATGCCGCGCAAGCAATACCACCCCGCTTGGCAAATCTTCGGCGGCGTCCTCCAGGCGGCCGTGCCTGCCTATGCCGGCGTGCTCAATACCGAGGCCTGGGGCGACGTCGTTACCGGCGTGAGCTCGACGATTGCCGACATGGACACCCAACAGACGGATAACAGCATCACGGTCGGCGGCAACTACGGCGACACGAGAGGCGATGAAACGCACGTCGGCGGTGACCAGGTAGGCGGTGACCAGCGCATCGGTGATGAGGTCGGACGGGATCAGATTGGGCGCGACCAGCGCATCGGCGACGACATCAGCGATTCGTGCGTCGGGGACCAGTGCCGCAACAGCTCGAGCGGCCCGATCGACCAGTCCGACCACTCGGACAACTCCGGCGGCGGTGACGACGATGGAGGTGACCCGTGAGCGGCATGATCGTTGTCATGACCTTGGGCGTTGTCGCGCTGGCCGTCCTGGCCGTTGCCGGCGTTGCCTTCGCCTGGGGTCTGTCGCGCGCGATGGACATCGCCAACCAGCGTCGAGCGACGAAGTTCGCTTTGGGTTGGCTCAAGACCGTCCAGCAGGATCCGCTGGCGAATGCCGTCTATTACGGGCTCAGATGGCTGGGGATATGCATCCTGATCGGCTGGCTTTTTTCGAGGGCCGTATAACGAAACCCCGCAGGCGGTGGCTCGCCTACGGGGCTCTGACCACGACAACCTGAAAAGGAGGTTGCAATGGCTGATCCAAGCGTTTGGAAAAGGTTATTCGCTTGGCTGCTTTGATCGGTACGAGGATGCGAGAAAAGCCTATGAGAATGCGCGTGATCGGCTTCATTCTGGTCGGTTTGACCCTCAGTACCTCGGCACAGACAGACTCCCAAAGGCTGAGCCTGGACACCTATGACCCGTTGTTCGAGCGGTGGGCGACAAGGTGGGTTCCGGAGTACAGATGGCGATGGCTCAAGGCGCAATGCTTCCAAGAGTCACGGTTCGACCCGCGAGCCATAAGCCCCGCTGGCGCGCGCGGTATCTGCCAGCTGATGCCGGGCACGGCGCGCGACCTCGGCGTACCGGACCCGTTCAACGCCTCGGACAATATCCGAGGTGGCGCCCAGTACATGCGACGGATGCTCAACATCTGGACGTGGAAACGCACGGACTACCAGCGCCTCGAATTGGCACTGGCAAGCTATAACGCTGGCGCCGGCAGCATCATCCAGGCACAGCGCGAGTGCGACGGAGCGATCACCTGGTCGGGGATCCAGCAATGCCTGCCAGCCGTGACCGGCCACCACTCGGCTGAGACCATCGGCTACGTCCGCAACATCAAGCGCTGGTATCGGAGCATGCAGTGTTCAAGCAACTGATCGGCAAGGCGGCCAAGCTCAGCCTGACCGGCCGGGCCGCATGGATTGCGATCGGCATCGTGGTCGCCGCGCTCAGCTGGGCAGGGTGGACGCAGTGGCGTATCGGCAACCTGCACGAGCAGCTCGGCAACTGCCAGGGCGGCGCGGGCGCTGTAGCCGATACCGCCACCAACAATGCCGAGGCCCTGGCCGATTGCCAGGCCCGACTCGAGGAGGAGGTCAGTCAGCGCCTACTGGCCGAGGAAGCCGAGCGCCAGGCCAGCGAGCGCCTGGAGCGAGAAACCGAACAGCGCCGCGATCTGGCCGAACGCGAGCGCGCAGCCCGACGGGAGGCCTACGATGCTGAAAACTGCGCCGACTGGGCTCGCCAGCCTGTTTGCCCTGATGTTGCTGACAGCCTGCGCAGGGCAGCGCGTGGTGCCGGAAGTGCGGATCGTGGAGATCCCGCGCCCGGTGATTCGCCCGATTCCTGATCAGCGCATCGAGCCGTTGCCGGTCCCCGTGCTACCTGCAGGGGGAAACAACGAGCAACTGTCGGAGACGCTGGGCCAGTGCACCGACCAGCTCCATCGAGCGAACCTCGACCGCGCATGGCTTCGAAACCGACAAACCGGGGGGGGCGATGGCTGACCAAGAAGAACGGTTGCGGCAGCTTGAGCGCGATCACGCCTCAGCCCTGGCTCGAATAGGCAATGTCGAATATCAGCAGCGCGCGGCCTGGGCCGAGCTCAGGCGGATCAGTAAGGAAGGCCGGGAAGAGTTTGCCGCACTCCGGGCTGATCAGCGGGCCGACACCGAGAAGCTGATGACCGCGATCAACGCCAACAAGATCGCCTGGTCGATGATGAACAGCGGAACCAAGATCGTCGCCTGGATCATCCTTGCGCTCGCGAGTGTTGCTGGCGCGATCAGCGCGGTGGTGTTGATGATCAAGCGGCTGATCGGCTGATGGCCGTGTTCGTTTGCCATCACTGCGGTGGAGATTTCACGGGCAGGAAGCGGAAGTATTGCTCGGCTGAATGCCGGGAGGCGGCGCGCCTGGGGCACGACCCCGCTGGGCACAAGTGCCACGAGTGCGGCGACCGATTCACTGGACGCAAGCGTAAGTATTGCAGTGAGGGTTGTGCAGGAGAGGCGCACGCCAGGCAGACGCGGGTAGCTCGGCATGGAAATCCAGAGAGAAAGTATCGGCGCCCCCGGCGCATCGAGACCTACCCCGCGCATGTCAGAACAGAAGCCGAGCGCCGGCGATGGCGGTACAGGCACGATCCCGAGTATCGGGCAAAGGAACTCGCCCGACACTATCGGGTGAAGGCCGAACGCAGACTCAACAGAAGGCTGACCGATGACGGCACGGTGGGGCCGAGCGTGCTGGCCGAGAGATCCAGCTGCTTGTATTGCGGGCGCGACCTGACAGATTAGAACCGAACCCTTGATCACATGATTCCTCTCCACCTGGGTGGAGAGCATAGCGCGGCTAACGTCACGCCGTGCTGCCTTTCGTGCAACTCACGCAAGCAGGCCCAGCCGTTCGATGAGTGGCTGGATAACTTGAGTGAGCCACACAAAACCAGGGCGCTGCGTGAGTACATGCGAAAGCGAGGCAGTCATCCGCGCCAGTCGACCCTCAAGCTGGCCGCGGGTTGATCGATTAGGTTCTTCCCGGGACCCAACACAAAGCGGGTAGCGCTGAGCGCAGTTTCTCGCTATTTATGACGCCTTTCTCGGGAGGGTGGTTGTTGGTTTGTCAATGAGGTCAATGGGTTATGGCTGCCAAAAAGAAGAATGCCAGTAACGCCAGGGCTTCCGGGGCGAAAGCCACCAAGAAAAAGACCGCCAAGAAAAAGGCGCAGCGCACCAACTGGACCAAGCCTGACGACTGGATGACCCAGTCGGAGGCGGCTGCGCTTTGCCGCGTGTCGGTCACGATGTTTCAGCGCTATGAGTTGAAGCCTGCCGAAAGGCGCGGCCGGTACACCTACTACACCCGCGACCAGGTCCTGGACCTGATCGAGCAGCGCGCGCACCGCAAGGGATTCGAGGCTGGACTCAGGGAGGGCCGGGACGCCACGCCCGAAGACGCGGAAGGCACCTTGGTCGCCAAGGAAAAGGCCGAACTTGACTGGACCAGAGAACGCGCCGAGGGCCAGCGCTTGAAGAACGCGGCCATGCGCCGGGAGCTGGCGCCGGTGCAAATGCTCACCTGGGCGATCAGCAATGCAGGCAGCCAGATCGGCGCGGTGCTCGGGACACTCAAGGGGAAGATCAAGCGCGCACACCCGGAGCTGAGCACGGAGGCGCTGCACGAAATCGAGCAGGTGGCGGTCGAGACGCAGAACATCGCGACCGACATCAAACTGGACTGGGATGAATTCGACGACTCTGATCTCACAGACCCGAGAGTCGATTAGCGCAGCGCTTCGAACCGGTCTGCGCCGGATGCGCAAGCCGGTGCCGATGCGGCTCAGCGAGTGGGCGGAGCGGCACTTCTACCTGTCGACCGAGTCGAGCTACGTCGAGGGGCCGTGGCGGTGCATCAGCTATCAGCGCGAGCTGATGGACCTGATGAGCAATGACGACGTGCGCGAGATATGGGTTCTCAAAGGCGCCCGTGTCGGCTACACCAAAATGGTGATGGCGGCGTCGCAATACTTCGCCGCACACAAGCGGCGCAACGGCGCGATCTGGCAGCCGACCGACGCTGACCGCGACGAGTTTGTCAAGACCGAAATCGAGCCGGCCATCCGGGACAACCCGGAGATCATCAAGATTTTCCCGGCGTTCGAGAAAAAGTCGAAGCACAACACGCTGGCGCTGAAGCAGTTCGTCGGCGCGGCCCTGCACTTGCGCGGCGGCAAGGCGGCGAAGAACTACCGGCGCTTGACCGTCGACTACGTAATCATCGACGAGCTCGACGGGTTCGACCACAACATCGAAGGCGAGGGGCCGCCCCACCAGCTCGCTACCCGGCGAACGAAGGGCGCGAACTTCCCGAAATCGATTTACGGGTCGACGCCGCACACCAAGGGCATGTCGATGATCGAGGACGGCGAGAACCAGTGCGACATTCGCGTTCGCTGGTGCGTGCCGTGCCCCGAGTGCAACCACATGCAGGAGGTGCAGTGGGGCGCGAAGGATGCCAAGGGCGGCATCAAGTGGGAAGGCGACACGCCGGCCCAGGCCGCTGCGACAACTACCTACGTATGCGAGGCCTGCGAACACCGGATCACGCACAAGCAATACGCTGAGATCGCACCCAAGCGAGGCCGGTGGATGAACGACGACAAGACCGTCTGGATTTCGGGCGGCAAGTTCGTCGACGAAAACGGCCCGCTGCACGACCAGCCCCGAACGGTTGGCGTGAAGATCTGGGCCGGCATGAACGAGATGTTGCCCTGGTCAGAGATCGTGCGCGAATGGCTCACGGTCAAGGGCGACCGCAAGCTGCTGCAGGGCTTCATCAACCTCACCCTGGCCGAGGCTTGGGAAGAAGAAGCCGTCGAGCAGATGGACTACCAGGTGATGCACCGCAACCGGCGGGAGCATTACGACTGGGAGGTGCCCGAGGGCGTCAACACGATCACGTTCGGCGTCGACCACCAGGACGACCGCTTCGAGTTCGGCTTCTGCGGATGGGGCCAGGGCGAAGAGCTCTGGCACCTGACCTACGACATCCTGCAGGGCGATCTCGCCCGGCCGGAAATCTGGACCAAGCTCGAGCAAGCGCTGCGCAGGGGGTTCCGGCAGAAGGACGGCACGATCATGCGCCCGGTGATTGGGTGCGTTGACCACGGCGGCCACTACTCGAAAGAGGTCGAGGCGCTCTCGAAGCGCATGGGCCGTCTGTTTGTCATCCCGACGAAAGGACGCAGCACCTACGGCGCTCCGATCGTCGACATGCCGCGCAAGGCGAACAAGAACGGCGTTTACCTGGCGATGGTCGGGACCGACACTGTCAAGAACCTGCTCTATCAACGCCTGCTGATCAAAGAGCAGGGGCCGGGTCACGTGCATTGGCCGCGCTCGGAAGAATTCAGCGAGGAATATTTCAAGCAGTTCACAGCCGAGAAGCGCATCCCGAAATGGACCGGCGGCCAGAAGCGCTACGTCTGGGACGCGGAAAAGCGGCGCAACGAGGCGTGGGACGTGACCCTGCTGAACCTGGTCGCGATTCACATCGCGCAGCAGCGCTTCGGGCTGTCGCTGGATGAGGCGGCGAAGGGCGGCGGTGGAGATCGCCCCAAGAAACGATCACTGGCCGACATGGCCCGGGAGATGAACGATGGCTGATACCGAAGCGCTGCAGGCGGAACTCAACGAGCTGTATGCCGTGCGGACCAAGCTGCTGACCGGCAGCAG